TCTTAGTGCCTCCATGGGCATGTATCGTTTGGTCTACGCTCAATTGGATTCTTAATTAAAAGATTCTCGTCCCCATAGTGAATCGCCTTATGAGTATTGTCAGTCGTGCAAATCAAATATTCTGGGTCAAGAAGCATTTTGCTTCTGTACAAAATGTCTTCTTTGGTAATAGGGTTCATATGGTGAACCAGGATGCGGCCACCTATTTGCCTATCGTCTACACCGAGGTCACAACCATTGTCTCGAATGATTACAACATCTCTAATTGCCCGCCACTCATCTGTTTTGTAGAACTCCTGATTTAGATATCGGTCAAAGCCAAAAGTATCCTCTCCAACCTTTCCACACAAACGTAAATATTGATAGCGCTCTTCGAAAGAAAGAAGCTGTGACAATTCCGAATATGTTTTAAACTTCATCGCTTTCACCACTCCCGCTGTACCTCCGGAAAGCGCTCATCGCTTCTTTGTAAAGCTCTTCGATTCGCTCTGTGGATTGCAAGGATTTGGTTTTTGCCTCAATCAAATCTTTTTGCTTTTCGAGAATCTGTTCCTCTAAGTGAGCTTTCGTGGATGCCAGTTTTAAAAAATGCGTAGTTTCTTGAGAAGAAGCAGTTCCTTCTATCAAACGTTTCTCGACCAAATCAATGGCCAAAGATATAAGCTGGTTTTGTCTGGCCTCAGGCGTCAAAGCCGGGCGAATACGTTTTGTTGTTGACGAATTACTTTCCGCATGTATTTTTTTCACCTGTTACTGCCCCCTCTCTGATAGATTTTGTAATAATCATGCTAACTTTTGTTGTGCTTTTATACAGCATTTAAGCGAGCTCATAAGACCGCCGGAATCTCTGTTTCACTGAAAGGAGAAAATCTGGAGGTAAAAAGAAAGCGTGAAAGTGTCCGTCGAAGCGAATAAGCCTTATGAGCTCGATTAAATGCTGCCCTGCTCCAGAAGCCTTTTTCAAAAAAGTTCCTCCGGGGAATTTTTGAGGAGGGCCGCGATGACGGAGGGGGGTGCGTTTTTAGCGTCCCCCCTATACCTCTAAGGCTCATCACCGCGACCACAAATAAACTACTGTTTCACTTTTTTATAAATGTTTTGAAAATCATACTTAATGATTTCGTCAATCGCACGCTCAATCTCTTGTGCATTTTCCTCATCTGAAAGCTGTTCAGATGTCTTTGCGATTCTTCCTAAGTAAGCACACGGATGGGTTCACGTTTAGCGCCCACCGAATTTCGTGCGGCCGTGAGGGCCTGCTGGTTCGCTTTTTTTATCTCCCCCTGATAACCTTTTTCCTCATCGAACATGAACCACGAAGTGAACTCATCAAAAGGATTGTACGGATTGTCAAACGTTGTAAGCATACATTTACTTGCCATAATACTTGGTTCACTCCTTTCAGTTCAAGTATTTTGACACTGTGGATGCTGATACGCCAAGAGCTTCTGCGATCTCAGCAGTCGTGTAACCAGATGCATTCATAGATGAAATTTTATTGACCTTTGCAGAGCTAAGCGTTGTTGTTGCTCTAGGTGTTGCACGTTGTCTGAGCTTATCGGTATCTACATTGTTGATGATTTGTGTAAGCCGGTTCTCGCTGATAGCGCCGGCCTGTATGGCCTCCCATTCACGATCTGTTATCAGGATGGGTTCACGTTTAGCGCCCACCGAATTTCGTGCGGCCGTGAGGGCCTGCTGGTTCGCTTTTTTTATCTCCCCCTTGGTCATGTCCGGATTCTCCTGCTTTTTAGCTTTTACAGCAGCATTAGCAAGAATCTGAGCCTGACGTTCACGAGGTGCATTCTTTAAAGCAACATTCAGCTTGGCCTCCAGGGAGTCTACCTCTGCCTGATACGTTCTCTTAGCCGAAGCAGAGTACGCAATCTTGCCGGTATTCATCATCTCTCTGCGTGCACGGTTGGCTAGAGATTTCATGTTGTTGGCATAATCAGCATATGCTTCTTCCTGTGGAGTACCGGAGGAAAGCGTTCTGGCATCTTTGGTTTCAGCCATCTTTGTGCTGGCCTGAGTACGAACCTTAACTTTGCCATTCTTATCAGTGTATTCTTCATAAACTTCTTTGTAGCGCTGCTCACCTGTCTCTTTATTGATAATCGGACTTCCTTTTCGCTTAAGAACAGAGGTTTCAGATTTAGCACGAGAGATCAATGTCGCAGCACCTTCATGGTAACGACCATTCTCATCAACTGTTCCCTGATACTTTTTCTTAAGAGCAGAAATCCCGTTATCCTGTTCGCTTTGTTTGTAATCGAGCTTGTGTTTTTCAGCATCAATAACTACCATACTGTGGCGGACAGCACGAGCAAGCTCATCCTGAGTAGCACCTTTCAAAGTCATGTCGGTAATGAGGTTTGAAATCTTTCCCATTTCAGTTTGCGTGTTTTTCATGGGCTTAAAGGTTCCCTCTTTTTTACCGCCATATTCAAGCTTTGGGTCAAAGCCTTCCAACCCCTTTAGTGGCGGTGTTGATGTAACCTTAACCTTTCCACCGGTGGGTATGACCATAACGGTGTCGCCGTCGAAATCAGCTCCTGATAGACGCTCTGCAACTTTACTGTTAATACCAATCGCATCAAGAGCATTGTCCAACATTCTTTTAGCTGTTGGCTGCTTATTGTTTACTGTTAAAATCGGTATTTCGAAAGTTCCGCCATGTGGATAGCGGATAAGAGCGACTTTTTCACCGTTTTTGTAATTTGGTGCGTACACCTCATCGTCCTTCATATCTGTAACAGGCAAGATAACCTGATACTTTTGACGCGGTAATGCTGCTGCCTGTAAATGGACGGCTGCGGAGTCACAATCATCAGCGAAAGACTTGAGAAGGGCCTTTTTTACAGTCGGGTTTGTTAAAGAACATATTTCATCAAACTCCGCAAACTTGTCTTTGGTCGCTAAGTCGAGCTGCTTATTGATGAGTGTCATACTTTGCTTGGAGAGAAATTGTGACGGAAGATGGTCGCTCCATTCACCCCAGTCCCCCTCTTCAGCGCGCTTATTGATTAAAGAAAGCGACTGTTTCTTTCCTGTTACCGGATCGGTGTACTTACCATTCGGATCGTCGTAATAGCTTTGACCTCCATGCTCTTTAATGAGTGAGCCAAACGGATTTTCGGGATCATTGGTAATTTTCTTCAGAACGTCTCCTGTCGGAGTTCCTTGTTTTTTGTTCGTATTGAACACGACATCCACACCATCAGGCAAATCGTCAGAATATACGGCCATCCCTTTAAGATACCGATTTCCGTCAACGAGAATTCGAACTTGTGCATAATGAGATTCTCCAAGAGAAAGATCCTCAACGCCTCTGCGAATTTCGATAACGCCGTCTTTCTCGATTCCCCCGTCTTCCGCATAACGGATTTTCAGCCGACTGGAATCCATGCTTTCAGGATATACGAAACTTTTTCTGAAAGATTCGCCATCATCATAAGAAATATAATCTTTCACAGAATGAATATTGTCGTAGTCGTATATTTCCTTATGCTCCGTACCCGGAGGACAAACCACCTGAAGAGTTGTATGTTTTCCAGGATTCGTGGCCTGCTGGATTCTCCCGCCGTATACTGGATATCCTTCTGCTTCGAGGATCGCCAAAGCTTCTTTTAGCTTCTCTTTTGAAATTCCAAGTTCACGTTCAACACCCGTGCCAACGTCGATCATCCCTTTTTCCGCTATCTGCTCTTTCAGAAATTCCGCAGTCTTCTTCGCTTGATTCATCCGAGCTTCAGAACGTTCGTTCAGCAATGAGCGAACAGAAGAATCATTGGCAAAACCCATCTCCCTCGCAATTTCATTCAGGCTTAGACCGTCTTCCCGAAGAGACTTTGCCCGGGCAACATCTAATGCACGTCGTTCGTCCTTTGCCAAGGATTTCTGCGCACGATATTGAGTCGTAGACATTCCCATTGCTTTGGCAATTTCGGTTTCGGTAAGTCCTTGGTTTTTCAGCTCTTCAATACGGCTTAAAAAATCTCCGCTGCGCTGATAGGGATTATCGCCAGAACCCCAAGGATAGCGACCCGAATGTCTTGGTGTGCCGTAATGCATCAAATTATCTTCAGCAATAGAATTCATGGCTTAGCTCTCCCGTTCTTTAATTTTCTTGATGATTTTGTCAGAAACGATAATCTTATTCATAATTGCCGAAATATCATCCGCAGTCGGATTGTGACACAGAATATCATCACTTTGATAGATGCGAAGCTCTGTTTCAATATCAGTCGGCTTCACACGATATTCCAAACAAAAAAGAGCAGCGTATATTTCAAGCTGCTCAATATGGGCCGGAATCGCACCCGACTTATAGTCATGAATTCTAAGCATGTCTTTTCGAAACGAAATGGCATCCGCAGTCCCAAAACAATTTTCCGAATAGAATAGTGGTTGCTCGGGAGTCATCCGAAAGCCAATTGCATCGTTTACATACATGTTGAGTGTTTTTTGTGATTTGGGTAATTTCTGTCCCAGTCGAATGCATTGCGCAGCGAACGCATGCAGCTCTGTTCCTCTCTGTGCCGCCAGAAAATTCAAATATGAGTCAGCCATTTTTTCTTCGCTGTAATTGAGCCAATGATATTTACTCGGCCCAAGAAAAGCATGCAGCCCTTCAAGTTCGAAATGCCGATTGAAGTTCACTTAACACTTCCTCCTTATTCTCAGGATAAACAAATCTTGAGAAGGACATGTTGTCCATCAGATCTACGTAATATTCCTGATTGGGTTGTTTTGCAGCATTCGCAGATTTTTTGCATTCTAAGGACGCCCACTTATCTTGATACAAGACCAACAGATCAGGAAGCCCTTGTATTTGATCCATTTTAAAGACCATGCAGCCAGGGAACATATTTTTTAAACGCTGAATCAGACCATCTTGAAATCCACTTTCGAGCCTAGAACTCCTAGCCATCTTGGGCCTCCTTTCACTTCATTAAAATGCAAAAGAGAGTGTCTATTCAAAAATGGCCATTTTATCCTCTCTCTTCATAACAGTCAATGTTTTTTTCGCGAAGCTGTAAAACAGAAAAAGAAAAGACAGAGAAGCTCGAAAGCAACTCTGTCTTTGTGTAATTTAAAATTATCTCGCCTCTAAAGATATTGGTTCCAGTTCGAAAATCCCCGTGTCATCGTCAAACTCTAGAACTTTTGCGACGACATGCACATTACTTCCAATGTCTACGAAATCAGGCAAGAATAAATCGCTGATTCCCAAGTCACGAGTTCCAACATCTTCAAACTTAAAGTTTGGCCCTG